GACCAGATGTAGCACAGTTTGGTAGTGCACTCGCTTTGGGAGCGAGGGGTCGCAAGTTCGAATCTTGCCATCTGGACCATTATTCCCATTGTGATTGAGAAAAAATGTCTAGTCCAATATGCCCAAAAACAGGTTATCAAATGTTTCGAGACATTCGACCGATTACTATCGCCTACAAAGGGCAAGAAGCCACTTTTGATATGCCGGGCTGGTATTGTGATTTAAGCGACGAAAGTATTCATACAGGGGACGATATGAAGATTTCTGATCAAGTTTTGAGTCAACTTAAGGCACAAGTTGAAGCTTACTCTAACCTGACATAGCAATAAGTATTGCCCCTGTGGTGGAATAGGTAGACACAACAGACTTAAAATCTGTCGCTTTTTAGCGTGCCGGTTCGAGTCCGGCTCGGGGCACCAAACATCCGCGGCTTTTGCATAAAGGTAGTGCTCTAGCCTTCCAAGCTAGTAGTGAGAGTTCGATTCTCTCAAGCCGCACCAGTTAAGTCTGTGGGCCTATAGCATAACGGTTAATGCAGCAGACTCATAATCTGTTGACTCTAGGTTCAAATCCTAGTGGGCCCACCACTTATTTACTTCGGTAGCTCAGTGGTAAGAGCAGGCGTCTTATAAGCGCCAGGCCGATGGTTCAATTCCATCCCGAAGTACCAATTGGAGAAAACTATGGTAGATTTAGTACCTACTGATGCAATGGCCGCAGAAGCTAGACGCGGCCTAGATTGGAGAAAAGAGTACAATCGTGGTGGAACAATTGTTGGAGTTACACGCGCAAATCAACTCATACGCAAAGAAAATCTTTCGCCTAGTACTGTGCGAAGAATGCATTCATATTTTTCTAGGCATGAAGTAGATAAGCAAGGCCAAGGTTTTTCGCCCGGTGAGCAAGGTTATCCTAGCGCTGGGCGTATTGCTTGGGCATTATGGGGCGGAGACCCTGGGCAGTCCTGGGCACGTTCTAAAGTAAATCAGCTAAATAATGAAGACAAAAGTTTTTCAGAAGATGATACGCTTGTAGATGAAATCTATGAGCTTATCGATGAAGTCTACAACTATGTAGAACTTATACGAGACGAACATGCCAAAACCTCGAAAGAATGAAAATCAAGATGCATTTATTGCACGCTGCATACCTGAGCTAGTTCGAGAAGGACGAGAGCAAGGACAAGCAGTGGCCATTTGTTATTCAATGTGGAGAGAGCACGCGGGCAAGAAAGGAATGCACGGAGATGTCTTTCATGAGGAAGACGATGAAGATGATAACGATAAACCAAAGAAGTAAGTTATGATTAAGCCTGAGTACGAAGCAATAATACAACAGTTAATGAATCAAGAAGTGTCAGTATCAGAACTCTCTGATGAATACTGCCGCGTCGTACTCAGGTATTTAATTTTGAAATTAAGATTTAAATTTTGACATTTACTCCTCTCTGTGTTATACTGTACTTCATTTATTAATTCAGTAAATCATTGTGAATATTTTTATTCTAGATTACGACCTTAACAAAAGTCTCGAGTATCATGTAGATAAGCATGTAGTAAAAATGCCCCTAGAAGCTGCTCAAATGATGAGCACTGCTCTATGGGTTGACAATATTCTAGGCTACATACCTCGTGCTCTTACAAAAGAAGAGACAGCAGAGCTTAATAAAGCTAAAAAAAGTATTGTAGCTCTTCCTCAAGAGCAAAGACCTCTTTCCCCCTATCTACCTACTATGTACAATCATCCTTGTACTATATGGGTGCGTTCGTCTTATGAAAACTATGCGTATACGTTTAATTACGCCGCAGGTCTTTGCGACGAGTACACGTACCGCTATGGCAAAGTGAGAGATCTAGAGCGCATAGTTAAAAACTTTGAAGTTCCTAAAAAATTACCTAATAATGGGCTTACAAAGTTTGCACTAGCGCTTTCAGATAAGTTCCCACCAGAACTACGAGATGAAAATAACCCAGTGCAAACTTATCGTTATTTCTACATGCTAGATAAAGCGACATTTGCTACCTGGAAATTTAGATCTAAGCCAGAATGGTGGGATGAAAATATGGCAAGTTATGACAGGAGAATTTCAGGAAGATAATATGAAGTCAGCAATGAGAAGTGTTCCAGCCCCCAAAGCAGTTCAGTATAGTAATTTTATTAAGTATCATTGTCCTTTGTGTAGTGCAGAGCTTGAACTAATAGACGACAACTATAATGGCGACGATCACTATTCTTATGAATGTGACGATTGTGGTTATGAGTGGATTGAATCGTAATGAAAACAACTAAACAAGTAAAGAAAAAAGATACAGAAAAACTGACAGAGGCAAATATTGCACGAGTTGTTTCTTTGCTTGAGTCGGATAAAAATCCAATTTCTAAAAAAGAAGCCTGCGAAATTCTAAATATTTCGTATAATACTACTAGGCTCAACAATATTATAGAAAATTGGAAACGAGACAAAGAAACCACTTCACGTAAAAAACAGGAGCGCCGAGGCAAAGCGGCTCAACCAGAAGAAGTGCGCCTTATAGCGGAATCGCTTCTAAGCGGAGACACTATTGCCGAAATCTCCAGACGTATTTATCGTTCGCCAACATTTGTAAAAAATGTAGTTGCACGAATTGGTATTCCAGAAAAAGTAACTGGAGACGATAAATACAAGACAGCACTTCTGCCAGATGAATGTATCTCGGAAGAGTTTAGTGCAAATGAAATTGCGTGGTCTGCCAAGTATCATGCACCCTGCATTGTTGTAAAAGAATACAAAGATTCAAAATACCTAGAAAAGTATAACTCTAAGTGTTACCAAATTTACATCAATGAAAAAATGCAAGACTCGTCGAACTACTTTCCTTCTGTAGACTTTGGAGGATTTTATGCGGCAGCACCTGCATATGATCTAGGGAGACTAGAACATCTTCTTGAATATGGAGTTTCTTTTAAATCACTATGAAATATTTAATCATCTTTGTAGTTGCAACAAGTTTAATTGCCTGCAAAGAAATTTTCTACCCAATTCGTAAAAAATACTTAGAGATATACTCACATCGTAAAGGCTTTATATCTGCTTGTATCTATTATGGTACTACGCTAGGAATGAGTATGATATTTTCTCCAGTATTTTTTTATATCTGTGTATTCAATAAATCTCGCTGTGAGCGTATGCGCCAAGCAGTTATTGAAGATTTGATTAAATTTGAGGAACGATAGAAATTGATGTTGACTTTTCAACCTGCCAAGTCTATAATATATAGACAGTGGAGGAAGTGATGGGCGATCGATTTTACGAAGCTCAACTCAGGGCAACAGGCAATACGATTGGTTTTACAGGCAAAGCAAGGAGAAAAAAAGTGGCGTGGGATGATCAAAAACGAGCAGAAGCAATCAAAATGTATCAGGATGCAGATCCGACTCCGGAAAATTCTATGGAGATTGTAAAGGATATTGCAGACGAACTAGAAGAGTCGCCGAACGGTGTTCGTATGATTCTGACAAAAGCTGGCGTGTATGTCAAGAAGGAAGCAGCAGCGGGTGCTACTAGCCGCTCTTCTTCTAAGAGTGAAGGCAGTTCGCGTATTAGCAAAGCTGTTGCACTCGATCAATTGAATGCAGCAATTCGCGATCTCGGGCTGGAACCAGACGCAGAGATTATCGAAAAACTGACGGGCAAAGCAGCTCTTTACTTTGCGGAAGTACTTGGCAACGCAAAAGCAGCCTAGTCTTTCGAAATTACAAAGCCGGAAAGATTACGGTCTTTCCGGACTTTTTTTCGTCCGAAGAAACCAGCAAAGAAAGTCCCTGCTAAAAAAGTTTTGCAATACTTTCTAAGGATATCTCGGAATGAAAAAAGAAGAGTTTAAAAAATTACTACAAGAATATGGCGATGCTGTAATTACATATAGAAGTCCAAACTCAAATAAAGTAAAATATAACGTCTGCACTATTGACTTTAATAATGACTATATTAAGGGAAAAAATAATAGAGCCAAAGAAGGTGATAGTACAGTATTAATGTTTTGCTGGGACACAGACGCGTACCGACTAATGGACCCAGAAAATGTAACCAGTGTTGTGCCTTTGAGTTCAATACTAAAAAATGAGTGAAATTTATCATAGAATAATACAAGATGGAGAATATAATCAAGTAAGACTAGTAGTAAACGAATTTAGAGGTGTAGAGTATTTACATCTTAGAAAATATTATATGAACTTCGATGAAGAGTGGGCACCCTCTAGTGAAGGAATTTCTATTCCTCTCGATATTGAAAATAGCCGTGAGCTATTTATTGGTCTTACTGAGATTCTTTCGCTAGCGGAAAGCAAAGAGATTATAATTCAAAATTTTAAAGATTTACTTACAGAAATTTATGAAAAATAAATGTTGACTATTTTTTCCAAATTTTATATAATATATAAACTCTGGAGAAACTTTCATGTCAATCAAAACCTATCTTGATTATGTAGCAAAATGCTACTACGATGGCAACCCGATATTGTCTGATGAAGAGTTCGATTCACTAGTCGAACTTTATAATTACGAAAGTGTAGGCGCAAAGCACCCACAAGGTATCGGACATGCTTATCCGATGTACTCACTTAAAAAAGTATATCCAGAAGATACCTCTCCTTTCGAAGGTGGAGTAAAATCTGTAAAACTTGATGGCGCTGCAATTTCTATTTTATATGTAGCAGGAGAGTTTTGGCTTGCTCTTACACGAGGAGATGGTAAGAGAGGCCAAGACATTACTTCTCTTGTTAAAACAATGAATATTCCTAAAAATATTCCTACAAAAGGAATTGTTCAAATTACTGGAGAAATTGTAGCTCCAAGTTCAATTGAAAACGCACGGAACTATGCAGCGGGTGCGTTAAATCTAAAGTCAGCTGAAGAGTTTACAACTCGAGACTTACACTTTTTTGCCCATGGTTTATCGCCTGGGTTAAATATTTCTTATAGCCTAGATATGCAAAGTTTGCATGATTACGGATTTTTAACAGTATTACACAATGATTTGAGTAATTATCCAACAGATGGTTTTGTTATTCGAATCGATGATAATTCTCAGTTCGAAAAACTAGGATATACGGCACATCATCCTCGTGGCGCTTATGCGCTTAAAAAGCAAAAGGAAGGTGTAGTCACTACTCTTGAAAAAGTAATCTGGAATGTAGGTAGATCTGGCGTAGTATCGCCAGTGGCAATTCTTACTCCAGTAAACATTGACGGAGCAATTGTAAGTAGAGCAACCCTTCATAACATGAAGTACATTGAAGCTCTTCAGCTTGAAGAAGGTTGCAAGGTGCGAGTAATTCGTAGTGGAGATATTATACCTAGAGTAGTTCAAAGACTCAATTAAATGTGGGTTATAACAATTTTAGGGCTAAGTTTAGGATTAATTATATATCCAATATTAATACAAAATTTATTTGGCCCGTACTGGTTAACTATTTTTTTAGTTTCAATAAGTTATGGTATTATTTCATCGGTGGACCCATAAAAAAATAAATCTTGACTTTTTAGCCCAATCAGCCTATAATATTACTTCAAGATGAGAGAGCAACTTATGACCGCAAACACTTTTAGGACTATTCAAGCTCCTTCTAAGTGCCCAAGTTGTGGATTCGTCTTGGAATGGAAAAATGATCTTCTCTATTGCCTGAATGTGGATTGCTATGCTAAAAATTCAAAGCGTATCGAACATTGGGCAAAATCTCTAAAGATTAAGGGTCTCGGTCCCGCCACAATAGAAAACCTAAATTTGCAATCTATTGAACAAATTTATGAGCTTGATTTAGTAACTATGGTGGATGGCCTTGGCTCTGAGCTTATTGCTAAAAAGTTGTTTGAAGAAATTCAGGCTTCTATCTCAGCACCTCTGGAGAATGTTCTTCCCGCCTTTGGTATTCCGTTGATTGGAGAGACGGCTACAGCAAAGCTTTGCAAAGTAATAACTAGTATTCAGGAACTTAGTGAAAGTGTTTGCCAACAAGCCGGACTCGGGCCAGCAGCTACTAAAAATTTGATGCATTGGTGGAACGCGACAAAAGATAATCTGGATATCTATCCTTTTTCTTTTCAAGTATCTAAAAAACCTAAACTTGAAAGAATTATTGGAGTTGTGTGTATTTCAGGTAAACTTTCGTCGTTCAAAACTAAAGCTGAAGCCGCCAGTGCATTACAAGCTCTCGGGTATCAGGTAAAAGATAGTATGACAAAAGATGTCACTATCTTGGTTAACGAGAGTGGTATAGAGTCAGCAAAGACTAAAAAAGCGAAAGAATCAGGTATAACTGTAGTTACTAATTTGAAAGAATTTCTAGGAGATCGATAATGACTAAAGCACTTCCGAAGTGGACTGATGAACGTACCGCAGAACTGGAAAGTTTTGTGGGAGATGAAACCCCAGTATCGCAAAATACTGTAGCTGAAGCTGCCGAGCGTTTTGAAACCTCAGCACGCTCAGTTTCTAGTAAGCTGCGTAAGATGGGTATTGAAGTTGAGCTGGCTTCTGCCACTGCTCGCAAAGCTTTCACGGATGAGCAAGCTGATGACCTTGCAGACTTCGTAGAAGCAAACTCTGGCAAGTACACCTATGGTGAAATTGCAGAGCAATTTGGTGACGGCGAATTTACTGCTAAGCAAATTCAGGGAAAAATTCTTTCTCTGGAATTGACTGGTCATGTTCGTCCTACTCCGAAGCCGGAAACGGTTAAGACCTATACGGATGCAGAAGAGGCAACTTTTATTCGTATGGTTAACAAGGGCTCTTTTGTAGAAGAAATCGCAGATGCTCTGAATCGCACGATCAATAGTATTCGTGGAAAAGCTCTTTCGCTTCTCCGTGCTGGTACTATTACTCAGATCCCGCCTCAGCGCGAGCGAGCCGCAGAACAAGTAGATCCCCTTGAGGCTCTGGGTGACATTACTGACATGTCAGTGGAAGACATTGCAGAGCGTCTTGGCAAGACGGTTCGTGGTGTCAAGACGATGCTCACTCGTCGCGGCCTGGTAGCATCTAACTATGATGGAGCTGCTCGCAAAGAGAAAGCTACTGGCTAAGTTGGATTGACTCCCAATTCGAGGAAGCGAGTAGAGTAATCTTCTCGCTTCCTTTTTATCGCATATAAAAATGTAGGAGAGTTAATTGAACCTAGCTAGTGTTCTCATCAAAAAAATTATCATTGATAATGATGTGGACACTTGGGCCAGTCTACAGAAACACTATCTGCCTGAAGAATTTAGCAAAATACATTCAGTAATAGAAAACCATGTAGATCAGTTTTCTAGCCTTCCAAGTTTTGACGATCTTAAACTATCTGTTCGAGACCGTCGAACTCTTGAAAAAATCTATGTCGTAGAGAAAGCTCAAGACATGGATATTCCTTCCTCTCAACTTTTAGAGTATCTTAAAAACGAATACACTCAAGCAGAGATCATGACTCAGCTTGAAAAGTATTTGGAAACTTCGGTAGCAGTAGACAACGCAGAAGAAAGTCTATCAAACTTACAAGCAATTGTTCTAGACGTAGAATCTAAAGTAGATCTTCGCACGCCAGAAAATGATATGCGTCGAATTGATCTTTTCTACTCTGAAGAAGAACTTGCACGGAATGTTCCTCTTAGCTTGAACGCTGAATATGATGAAGTTATGCGATTCTCCCCAAGGGATCTTATTCTTATTGGAGGCCGGCGCGGGGCCGGTAAATCGCTTACTTGTGCTAATATTGCTGCTAATATTTATAATGAAAATGAGTCTGTTCTCTATTTTACTATTGAGATGGACTCTCGTTCTATTCTTCAACGAATTTGCGCTATCGCTACAAATGTAAATATGGCTGCAATAAGAAATAAGTCTCTTTCCATCCCAGAGTGGAGACGAGTAGCTCAGTGGTGGGCAAATCGTTTTGAAGAAGGAGAAACAGCATATAAAGACTATTTATCTCATAACTCATTTGATAAGTTTCATACGCAGTTAATTAAGAATCCTTTAAAACAAACACAATTAGATGTAATCTACGATCCAGAACTATCTGTTTCCAAAATTCGAAGTGAAATGGATAAAAAGATTGTTACTATTAATCCAAAAGCAATTATCGTAGACTACCTTAATCAAGTAAAGTATAGAACAGGAAATCAATACTCTAAATTTGGGCAGTATGACTGGACAGAACAAATTGAGATCAGTAAAGCACTAAAAAGTATGGCACAACAGTATGAAGTGCCTATCATTGCTCCGTATCAAATTGATGCAACTGGTGAAGCTCGATTTGCAAAAGGTATTCTAGATGCCGCAGACGCCGCATTTACTCTAGACACTCATAGCCCTGAAGACAACTGTATTTCGTTTAATTGTGTAAAGATGAGAAATGGAGAAGTAAAAGGGTTTACTTCAGCTATAGACTGGAAAACTCTAAAGATTGGCCCAGAGTCTGCAAAAAATCCTGCGGATAAAAAAGTATCGGAGAGTACAGGCGAAAGCGTGTATGATGACCAATGACCGTAGAAGAACTTTTAAATACAAAAAAGATTGCTTACAATATTAGTGGAAAAGATTTTTTAGTAAAATGCCTTAATCCTGAGCACGACGATTCCAACCCTAGTATGAGAATTGATAAAGTTCTTGGCATTTTTCAGTGTATGGCGTGTGGCTTCAAGGGAAATATTTTTTTTCTTTACAAACACGCCCCGAATAAGTTAGAATTAATGCGTGAAAAGGTAAAAAGAAAGATAGAAAAAATACGACAACAAAGTATTGGCTATTCCTTACCTATCGACGCAATCGAATATGAAAGTAACTGGAGAAATATCTCAGCAGAAACTTATAAAAAGTTTGGAGCTTTTAGAAGTGCGCAGAAAGAATTCATGAATCGAGTAGTATTTCCAATTACAGATATTACAGGTAGAGTAGTTGCTTTTATAGGAAGGGATGATACCGGCACGTTAAGTAAAAAATATTATATTCATCCAAGTGGTTCAGCTCTTCCTTTATTTCCTCAAGTAACACCTATTAATGGTAGAATAATTTTAGTAGAAGGCATCTTTGATATGTTAAATCTACACGACAAAGGCTTAACAAATGTTGTTACATCGTTCGGAGTAACTACAGTGCGAGATACTTCATTTGACTTGCTCAAGCTTCAAGGTGTAGAAGGCATCGACGTACTTTATGATAGTGATAAAGCGGGTATAGAGGGCGCTAAAAAAGTAAAAGATATTGCAGAAAAAATAGATTTAGACGCAAAAATTCATACTCTTAAAGATAACAAAGATCCAGGCGAACTGACTACTAATCAAGTTCAAAAATTAAAAGAGGTATTGTATGGCTAATGTAGCAATTGTTGAAGCAAAACCAAGTCGTAATAATTACGATAAACTTTTTAATGGATCATTTGAATTTGAACAATTTAGTCTTTGTTCAGACGCTACTGTAGCCAAAGTATTGAAGAAAAATGTTGATCTTCAATTGAATACAGATAACTATGATTGGATTATTCTTGTAGGCTCAGAAGCTTGCAAATATCTTGCTAATCTTAAATCTGTCACCGAGTACAGCGGACGAGTAGTGGACGATAAGTTTCTTCCTGTCATTAACCCAGCAATGCTTGCATTTAAGCCAGAAGTAGAAAAAACTTGGGTTGAATCTAGGGATAATATTATCAAGTACATTACTGGAGAAGTTACCGCCGTCAAAGTAGACGATAGCATTACTCGCGGAATTGAGACTAAAGAAGAAGCACTAGAGTATATTGAAGCTGCAATTGCTCATTCCTCCGCGTTCGTAGCCCTTGACTCCGAAGCGACCAGTCTTTATCATCGTAATGGTCATATGCTTGGCATTTCGATGTGCTATGATGGCATTAAGGGTGTGTATATTACGACAGATGTAATTGACGAAGAAGTAGAAGAGCGTCTTCAATATTTGTTTAATACTAAGACAGTAGTGTTTCACAACTCCAAGTTTGATATTGGATATTTCCAGTATCAGTTTGGCTTCAAATTTCCTAAATTTGAGGATACGATGCTGCAGCACTATGTGCTCGATGAAACTGTAGGTACACACGGTCTGAAAAGCCTAGCTCTTAAATATACGCCTTATGGCGACTACGAAAAGCCAATGTATGATTGGATTGAAGAGTACCGTAAAAAGACTGGTGTTCTCAAAGATAACTTCAACTTTGGAATGATTCCTTTTGATGTGATTAAAGTATACGCATCAATGGATGCTCTTGTTACTTATATTCTACATGCTAAATTTAATCCTTTGATTCAAAAAAATCAAAAGTTTAAAAATGTTTATTATAATATTCTTATTCCTGCAACTGCTTTTATCATTGAAATGCAAGATGCAGGCATTCCCTTTTCACGTCAAAGACTTCTTGTTGCACAAGAAACTTTGCAAACAGAGATTTATGAAGCAGTACAAAAACTGCAAGAATACCCACAAGTTCAAGCTTATACAGATGCAAATGGAGACTTCAACCCTAATAGCACTATGCAGCTCCGAGAACTTCTTTTTGACTTTGTAGGGCTTGCTCCTACAGGCAAAAAGACAGATAAAGGTGCAGACTCAACTGATTCTGAAGTATTAAAAGAACTTAGCCATCGACATGAAATTCCTGGCTTAATTCTTAATGTGCGTAAAATGGGTAAAATTAAAAATACTTATATCGATAAAATTTTGCCACAACTTGACAAAGACTCACGAATTCGTACCGGGTTTAACTTGCATGTAACTACTTCTGGACGGCTATCTTCTAGTGGCAAGCTTAATGCTCAACAGTTTCCACGAGATAACCCGCTCGTAAAAGGTTGTATTCTTGCCGCTCCCGGACATAAGATTGTTTCCGCAGACTTGGTTACCGCCGAAGTATATGTAGCTTCTGTATTGTCAAAAGATAAGGCTTTGCAAGAAGTATTTGTATCTGGAGGTAACTTTCACTCGTCTATTGCTAAGCGAGTATTTCGTCTGCCTTGCAGTGTCGAAGAAGTAGAAACTCTCTATAAGCAAGAACGTCAATACTCCAAGGCTATTACTTTCGGCATTATGTATGGAGCGGGGCCGCGCAAAATCTGGTCACAAGTGCAAAAAGATGGCGGAAATATTACGCTCAAAGAAGCTGTGCAAGTTATCGATGAATACTTTGGTACTTTTTATGGTCTAAAGAACTGGATTGATACAACGTGTGATTTTATTCGCGCCAACGCGTTTATTTACTCACACTTTGGGCGTAAGCGTCGATTGCCTAACGTAAAGTCTGACAATGTAGGTATCGTAGATCACGAAGTACGCTCAGGTCTTAACTTCATGGTGCAGTCTCCAGCATCTGACGTTAATTTGATTGGCGCATTCGAAGCGCATGAAGAACTGAAAGCTCGAAAAATGAAAAGCAAAATTTTTGCTCTTGTTCATGACTCGATTCTAGCAGAAGTACCAGACTCAGAAGTGGAAGAATACCAAAGTATTATTCAAACTTGTATTCAACGAGATCGTGGCATTTCTATTTCAGGTTGCCCTATTGGCATTTCTTTTGATATTGGGCAAGATTACTCATTTGGTAAGCTAGAAACACAATATCCACTTGTTCACAATGTTGCCTGAAATTACAAAAAAGACAATACATATAGTAACATTTCCAGTCTATAAGTTATTATCTGACGAGCTTACTTACTATGATAAAGTAACGTATTGCCATGATAAAATTGTGGACGATAGAAGACAGATAGGCGAAACTTTAGGGCAGAGAAGACTACATATACCAAAAGAAAAACTATACCCATTAAATTATACTGCAGTAGACTTTTTGTCGATGATAAAAGCAAATTACAGGCACTTTATAGATACAAAAGGCAGAACTTTTTCTTATAGAAAAACAAAAGCTAGTAAAATTCGATCTTTTAAGATCAAAGATATAAAGTATTATGATCATTTCACAAAAATGGAAGTTCGAGGTCTGTCAAAAGCATTTTATTTGCCGAGACCACCTCCAGCAGGGTATTCCTGGGCAAATATTATGTTTATAGATAATTTTCCTTGGGAAGTATTAAGTTTTTCAGAAGAAAAACAACCTGAAATTAGAAGGTTTATTTGAATGCCAAAGCCAAAGAGAAGATCGTTGATCGATAACAATTTACAACTTGAAGAAGTCGAACCATTAACACAAAGCCAGTGTCAAGCTTTTGACAGTGATAAAAATTTAGTGTTGTGCGGTTCAGCAGGTACTGGTAAAACTTTTATTTCTCTTTACCTAGCTTTCGACGATATACTAAAAGACTATTATAATGGTGTAACTCTTATAAGAAGTGCTGTTCCTACTCGTGATATTGGATTTCTACCAGGGTCAGAAAAAGAAAAGTCAAAAATTTATGAAGTTCCGTATTATAATATCTGCAATGAGCTGTTCGGTCGCGGAGATGCCTATGAAATTCTTAAAACAAAAGGAATTGTAGAATTTATGACAACTTCTTATCTTCGCGGTCTTACACTAAATGACTCAGTAATTATTGTAGACGAAACTCAAAATATGAGTTTTCACGAACTTGACTCAATTATTACTCGAGTTGGAAAAAATTGTAGAACTATATTTTGCGGAGACTTTTTCCAGTCAGATTTAAAACAAAATGGACTTACAGATTTTGTAGAAATTATAAAAGGAATGAATTGTTTCGATTTTATTGAATTTGGCGTTAAAGATATCGTAAGAAGCGATTTTGTAAAAGAATATTTGATTCAAAAACACCACTATATGAACTACAAGTGAAAGCAGTATTATCAAATCGAATTTATCTTCAAGTAACTTCAGAGCTTTTTGAAAAATTAGACTCTGATCTTACTTATGTAATTCCATCTTTCAACGATACTAGCAGTCCCATTGTAATTAAAAACTTAGGAAGAGTTAACCCTAGCTTAGTTACTTTGCCTTCAGGAAGAATGGATCTTATTCCTCCAGAATATGAAATTTCTGACAAAAGAGTATTAAATCCTGTAGAATTTCCTGCACGCAAATTTCAATTATATGCAAGTCAGCAAGAAGTATATGATCAAGTAGACGATAGTTGTATTATAAATGCTTCTGTTAGCTGGGGCAAGACATTCACTGCGCTAGCCATAGCGGGGAAACTTGGTCAGAAAACGCTAGTAGTAACTCATACAACCAATCTTCGTGATCAATGGGCTGAAGAAGTTGAAAAACTGTATGGATTTAAGCCTGGAATCATTGGTAGCGGAAAGTTTGATACCTCAAGTAATATTGTAATTGGAAACGTGCAGACTTTATACAAAAAAATCAATGAAATTTCACGAGAATTTGGAACTCTTATACTAGATGAAATGCATCATGTAAGTAGTCCCACTTTTTCACGAATTATTGATAAAAGTTTTGCGCGATATAAAATTGGATTGTCTGGAACAATTCAAAGAAAAGACGGAAAACACATTGTTTTCCAAGATTACTTTGGATCAAAAATCTTTCAGCCGCCAAAAGAAAACTACATGGTGCCAAAAGTAGATGTAATACAAAGCGAAATTCGATTTATGGATGGTATGAATATTCCTTGGGCAAATCGCGTTAATGATTTAGCATTTAATGAGCAATATCAGCATTCAGTAGCAATGATTGCAGCAGCTTATGCAATGAAAGGCCATAGAGTTTTGGTGCTTTCTGATCGTGTGCGATTTTTGAAGAGCTGCGCCGAACTGGTAGGCGAAATTGCTGTAAGTGTTACGGGCGACCAAACGCGTGAAGCTAGACTAAAAGCCGCTCAACAAATCGCATCTGGAGAGAAAAAAGTGTTGTTTGGCACACAATCTATCTTTTCTGAAGGTATCTCAATTAATGAGTTAAGCTGTCTAGTACTAGGAACACCAGTAAATAATACTCCTCTACTAACTCAGTTAATTGGTCGGGTAGTGCGGCTTTCTCCTGATAAACTACAGCCTACAATTGTAGATATTCATCTAAAAGGTAAAACTGCGGCTAGACAAGCTCAGGCTCGAATGGCGCATTATATGCATGAAGGTTATTCAATTAATATCCTGTAAAAAAATACTTCTTGACACCTTAGCACATTTTAGATATAATATATGATACTGTTTGACAAATCTAAATTATTGAAATTTAGTGGCGGATCTACTCAAGATATGATTGGTATACTATGGTATATCACATATCGACCTACCCCAAAATCTCGAAGACATGTCAAACAGCTAAAATATCAGTCTATTGATTGGTTCGGTTCTTCATACCTTTTAAACCCTGGAGAATTTTTGGACAAACATTGGCGATATTCAGAAAAAGAAATACTTCAGTACATACTGCTTGCTGCAAGGCGAGACTATACTGAGTATAAGCTTTTTCGTAAAAAGACTTTGCAAGCAGAGTACGTAAACGTAAAGGCAATAGAAAACAACAGATTAATCACAATCACAGGCAATAAAATTTATTTTAAGTTTGAGGAGACTAAAAATGGCAGTTAAATTTGGAAGCACTAAGGGCGGCGCAGTAAAAGAGAAAGTTGATCAGTACATCTATAAAAATGGTGACAATGTTGTTCGTTTTGTAGGTGATCTTCTTCCTCGCTATGTATACTGGATCAAAGGCGAAAATAACAAAGATATTCCTATGGAATGTCTATCCTTTGACCGTCAGCTTGAGAAGTTTAACAATCGTGAAAAAGATTGGGTGCGAGAGTACTACCCTGATCTTCGATGCGGCTGGGCATATGCTTGTCAAGTAATTGACCCGAGCGACAACAAAGTAAAAGTTATGAATCTGAAAAAGAAGCTTCTTGAGCAGATTCTTGTTGCAGCAGAAGATTTGGGAGATCCCACTGATGCGGACGAAGGATGGGATGTTTACTTTAAGCGAGTAAAAACTGGTCCTCAGACTTATAATGTAGAGTATCAGTTGCAAGCTCTCAAGTGCAAGAAGCGTTCTCTTACTGATGCAGAACGTAACCTAATTGCAAATCTCAAGTCAATGGATGATGTTCTTCCTCGTCCAACTGCGGATGCGCAAAAAGAGCTTCTTGAGCGAATCAGCCGCGGGGTTCCCGAAACTGACGCAAACGGCTCAGTGGAAGTGCCGGAAGAAGTGGAGAGTGAGCTTGATTTGTAATGAGAACAATTGTAGCAGGTTCGCGAACAATTGATCGATATTCCTATGTGGCTTCAGCGATTGCTGAAGCCCCATGGGCTGTTACGGAAATTCTTTCCGGAGGAGCCAAAGGAGTAGATGAGTTTGCAGTATCTTATGCAAACTTGAATAATATTCCCTATGATTTAGTTACTGCATTTTGGAATGAGGATTCAGATTACAATGCAGAAGTAGGAAAGCAACGATATTGTGAAATGCTTAAAAGAGCAGAAGGAATAATAGCAATTTGGGATGGAAAAAGTAGGGGAACAGCTCATCTTATTGAGCTTGCTAAACAAAGTAAATTAAAGTTATTTATTAAAAAAATATGAAATCTTACGTAATATTGCTTACTTCTGCCATACATACAAATTATGGTATATATTCTACGACAGATAGAGTTATACAAACTATACGTTCCGTATTAAGTATAAGAAAATTTATAAAAAATAGTACTATTATACTAATTGATAATAGTAAAATTGATATACATAATGATAGTAGTATATTGCTTCAAACTCTATTAGATTATGTGGACTTTTACATAGATAACAGTAAAGATCCTAATATAGAATATTTTCATAAAAATATCTCCAACTATGACATAGGAAAAAATATGATGGAAGCATTAGGAACACTTAATGCTTTACACACTATAGTAAATAATTCAAACTTATTTAATGTAGTTTCCAGCTCTTCTAGAGTATTTAAATTAAGTGGTAGATACGAAATTACAAATAATTTTAATATAAATAATTTTGATAATGAGGGTACAAAAGAGAAATATATTTTCAAAAAAAGAGATCCTAGTTGGATCCCTAGTAATATTACCGGAGTTACAACACAATTACAAACTAGACTATGGTGTTTTGACCCTATTTTACTCAAAGACACTTTAGAATTGTACAAAAATATTGTAGAAAATATGGCTAGAATAATAAATTTGGGCGGTTATATTGATAACGAGCATTCAATGAGTAAATTTATTTCCGAAGATAAATTAATAGAACTTTCCCATATTGGAGTAGTAGGAAATATAGCACCTAATGGAGCAAAGATTATTGAATAAAAAAATTTTAATTATAGGTAGTGCAGGATATATAGGATCTAGGCTTGCCGCATACTTACAAGATTATTATATAATTAAAAAAAGTGATATATGTTGGTTTAATATACCCGCAAATACCGATAAGATAGACTATTCTCTATATAGTAAAAATAATTTAAAAGAGTTTGACGTAATTGTATTATTAGCAGGACACTCTAGTGTAAAAAGTTGTGAGGGTTCGATACAAAGTCCTTGGAAAAATAATGTTACAAATTTTATTGATTTACTATCTAAAGTAGAAGATCAAGTAGTTATATATGCAAGTTCTGCTAGCGTTTATGGTAATAACAATAATTGTAAGCTTTATTCAGAACAAGAAGTAAATTTTATCCCGCTCAATAACTATGACATAACAAAATATGTTATAGATCAACACGCTCTATTAGAGATTCAAAAAGGTAAAAAAGTTATTGGACTACGCTTTGGCACTGTTAATGGTTGGTCCCCGCAATTACGTATTGATGTTATGATGAATAGTATGGTACACAATATTTTTACCGGAAAAAATCTAATAGTGATGAATAAGCATATTAATAGAGCGATACTAGGGATTGAAGATTTGTGTAAAGCAATTGATTCTTGTATAAAAACTCCTATATCTGGTATATATAATTTATCAAGTTTTAATACTACAGTGGAAGAAATTTCAACCATTATTAGTAATAAATTAAATGTAAATATTATGGATCAAGGAAATACTGGAGTACCATATAATTTTACTTTAGACACCTCTCTTTTTCAAAAAACATACAAGTTTGCGTTTAATGAAACTCCAGATACGATACTTAGTAGTTTATTAAATAACTATAAAAAAAGTATTCCTCAATCTAGAGATAAGTATATAATTTACGTGTAGAGATTATTTTATGCAAAATGTTAGTGAACTTACAAACTGTTTATGTTGTAATGGTTCAAGTTTAAAATTAATTCTAGATCTTAATGAGCAGCCGTTAGCTAATAGTTTTAGAAAATCTACGGAAGGAGAAGAATTAGTTTTTCCTTTAAAATTAAATTTTTGTAAAGATTGTAGTCACCTACAATTAAGTCATGCAGTTAATCCAGATTTATTATTTAAAAATTATTTATATGTAAGCGGGACTACTAAAACATTAAAAGAATATTTTGACTGGTTTGCTAAATACTCTTTAACTTTTTTTAAAAAGGCTCCCAATACCGTTTTAGATATAGCATGTAATGATGGAACTCAACTAGACAGTTGGAAATCCTTGGGATTGACAACATACGGTATAGATCCTGCTAAAAATTTGCATTCTATTAGTAGTAGTAATCACGAAGTAGTATGTGATTATTTTACTGAAAAATACATAGAGTATTATAAAAGTAAAAATTTAGATATTATTAATGCACAAAATGTTTTTGCTCATATAAAATATCCATTAAAATTTTTACAACAATGCAAAGCAATTATGAAAGATAATACTGTTTTATTTATTCAGACAAGTCAATCTGAAATGATAAAAAATAATGAGTTTGATACTATCTACCATGAACATTTAAGTTTTTTTAATACTAATAGTATGAATACTTTGGCTAAGCGAGCGGGTTTATACCTAACTGATGTAATAAAAACAGATATTCACGGTACTAGTTATGTATTCGTGTTTAAGTTAA